TGGGGCTTGCGAACTGTGGATTGTATATTAAGGTGCAAACAAAGAAAATGCCATATCACATAATTACGGTCTGAGTAAATTAATAGGTGCGACATATACACCATCCTCTCGCTGATAGGCGCCACCTACAGCTGTGAGCACCATTAAAAATGATGGGGCTTGTTCTTCGCTCTTTTCAATGATTTTATTTTGCAGTGTCTTTAGAGAATTTGCTCCATATTCAATCAAATCATCCCCTCCAAGTTTGATTTCTATGGCTCCCCACCTTCCATCTTCAAGATGAAGAACTGCGTCACATTCCAACCCTGTATTATCACGGTAATGAGACACTGAGCCACCAATAGAATTAGCGTATATGGAGAGATCTCTTACAGCAAAATCTTCAAAGAACAATCCAAAACTTTCCAGATCGCGCATAAGGTCTTTTGGACTTACACCTAAAGAACGGCAAGCGATAGATGTGTCTATGAAGTGTCGGGTCGGGGTGCTTCTTATTGAAGTCTTCGAACGAATGTTTGGATTCCATGTATAATCCGCAAAACGAAGCGTTTCTCCATTCCAGAACGAGCCGTGCAATATCTCAAAACGAAACGTACCGCCGAAACACCACCTATCCGCCCCTAAAAAATCGACCGGCTTACGCCGGTATTCATATATTGTAAGAACGGAGTCCGGACACCATCCGAACCCCGTTCCTTTCGTTTTGTCGCTTCGCTCCCGCTTTTTCGCGCTTCGCTTTCCGCTTATGCTTTCTCGACCAACGCCTTGTACGCAGCGACGCTTTGCGCCCTAACGATTTTACCGCGGAAGGCCAGGCGCGAGCCGACATACGTGCTCGCATACGAGGCATCGTT